ATCATACTGGGCGTGCCGAAGTTGTCAAAGAGCAGCCTTGCCAACTGCTTCTGTCCGAGATCAGCATATTTGCCCATGATCTGGTCAGCGTATCCACGCCCGTACATCGCAGCCCAAGCGCCGTTGGTAAAGGTGAAGCAATCATGCACGCCGATGGCAAATGGCTTGCCACGCTGCGCCTTCACATAGCCGATCAGGATATCTTGCGGCCCCATGCGATTTCTTTGTCCTGAAGCTGTTCGACATAATCGAAGAAGGTGTCAGTAGGGTAGCGCAGCTTGTGACTTTCAGAGGTATAGCGGCGAACATTTGGCCGTTGCAATGTGATCAGCTTGCTCTCGACTGTCAGTTCAATGGTGGCCGACGATCCGTCCTCTTGCAAAGTCATCACGTCCATAAGGCCAGCGAACACCTCAACGAAGTCGTTGACGCCAGTGACGCCCAGAAGGATACGCGCAGAGCGGCCCTGATACGGCTCCTGAATTGCCAAGCTGACCAAGGATGTATCGACGCCGGAAAGCGTAAGAGTGATGCCCTTGGCGCTCAGATCGGCCACTTCCTCAATGCCGCTGATCGACAGCAAGGTGCCTGAGCCGATGTATGCGAACTTGACAGTCCCAGTACCTGTCCCAACCCCGGTGGCCACAAAAGACAATCCGACAGTATTTGATGCTGCCCCGATCAACGTGAAGTTTGTGGTTCCGACCGACTGTATCACATACTTCTGGCCGATCTGTATTTGGTTTGCAGCAATCGTATCTCCAATGGCACGATCACCAAAGCCCGTCCAAAGCCGCACAGGGGCGGTGCTGAAGTTCATCTCCACCGCATAAAACAGTTCAACGCTCTCGCCAGCCAGAGCGGCAAGGATCGCGGCTGGAACAGTGCGGCTCATCCAATGGCCTCCATGCAACTGAAGCTGATGCCATAAATAGCGGCCTCATTGACGCTCCAAGACGACTCGCCGGATGAAAGCCGCCAGCGGCCTACGGTGTTGGTAACTATTACGCTGGCATTGTTTGCAGGAGCGGTGCGGATGTGAGGCCAGAGCGACAAGGTGGCCTGCCCGCTGGCGTTGGTGTTTACGTCAGCAAGCACCTTGTGCAAAGTCGCAGAACTGGCCGCGCCAAGCTGCACATAGTCCCCAGCCCTGAGCCATCCCGTCACGTTGGCAGTGCAGCCGTCGATGGCGAGATCTTCTCCGACTTGGCTGGCTCCGTTGACAAGTGGCGTGCCGCCTATCGCGCCGCGTGGGGTGCAACCCAGAAGATCACCCATCAAAAAGGTGCCAAAGCTGCCACGCAGGCTAACCAGCCACGCGATCCATTGCTCTGCATCAGCCCGCTTCATTGGCGGCAAGGTTACATCTGCTTGCCACATTTGACCCGCGCTTGCTTGTGCTTGGCTGGCATATGTAAACGGCGACCGCTCAACCGTGACCGCGTTGGTGGCACGCAGTTCAATCGTGCGACGGCGAGTATGCGAAGGCAAAGCCAGAGGATATGTGGTCGCCATTAGTAGCCCATCCCATTCACGCTGCGGCGCTGTGCATCAAACACGGCGGCTTTAGTGCTTTCAACAATTTTCGGCAACATGGCTTGGATTTCAGCCCGCGAAACGCCAGCGCCAAAGCTGATGTTTTGAGTGACAGCGACAGAACTGCCGCCGTTTACAGCAGCTTTGGCCTGCGGCACGGACAGCACGCGGCCTGCGCTGGATGGCACGAACAGTTCGCGGCCATGTTCGCCAACGATAGACGGCTGACCAGCTTGGACCATGCCGCCAGCCGCATTTCCTGTGATGCCAAGTGCGCCACCGATTAAGCCAAGAATGCCAGAGCCGCCACTTGTTGCGGTAGCAAAGGAGCCAACCATGCGCTGCACCACCAGAACCCGATACAGTTCCTTGATGATGTCAGCAGCCATAGACCTAAAGGCATCTTTGGCGCTCATGGTGCCATCAACCATGCCCATGAAAGCATCTTCCATTGACGATTGAATGGTCGATGAGATGCTTTCGAATTCTGTGAGCGTCAGGCCAAGGCTTTCAAGCTGTGCCTTGTATGCTTCCAGAGACTGCTTTGCCTCAAGCGCCTTTATTTTGCTTTCAGACATTGCGCCGTTTGCGCCTTTTTGAGCCGTCTTTGACAACTCAGCCTGAACAGCAAGGTTGTAATGCTCCTCGGCAAGCGCGTTAATACCAGCTAGGATTTCAGGCGATGCCGTGCCAGATGGGTCAGCAGCATTTGCGAGGGCAATTTGATTTGCCAGAAATGCCTCTTTTTCTTTTAGCGCCACGGCCTTAGCGCGTTCTTCGTTGCTTAGACCTTGCAAGTCAACTTGATCTTGCAACTCATCCGTTTCCGCCTGAAAGGCATTAAAGCCAGCAACGCGCTGGGCATCAGCTTTTTCACGCTGAACAACAGCAGCCTTGGCCGCTTCAAGTTCTTCCTTAGCAATTTTAACGCGCTCATGGGCATCATCAAGCTGCGTAATTGTGGGCAGCTTGCCCATCTCTGCCTGCGCTTCAAGCGCGTTTAGCTTGTTCTGCGCCTCAATAAGGTTGTCAGTTTCTTTTTTGACTTTTGAGTATTCAACCGCTGCGGCTGCAACTTCGTCCGCATCCAGAAGCCTTGGCATCCCGCCGCCAGCACTGATCGTCAGGAACTCGCGTGCTGCGCTGGAAAGCCCAGCAATGGCTTGTGCTGCGCTAATCAAAAGCGGCGCAATCGTGATCAGAGCAACCGTCAGATTTGACGTGATCACCATGGACATGGCATCAAGTTGGTCGCCAGCTTCTCGCGCTTTTTGGATCACGTCTTGGTCAATCACAACGCCCATTGCTTGCGCTTCCTCGCGCAAAGCAGAAAGGCCCGCAGACCCTTCAGAGAGCATGTTGATCATCTTGACGCCAGATTTTCCAAACAGATCAGCGGCAAGAGTTGCCCGCTGCATTGGGTTTTCAACAGCCGCGATCCTGTCTGCAATGATGCCCAATGCTTCTTCAAGCGGAACGGCAGAAAGTTGCGCCGCAGAAAGATTAAGACCCTCAAGCGATTTCTGAGCGGCAGAGCCACCCATCGCTGCATCGCCAAGGTTCTTGGAAAGCACGACAAGAGACTGCTGCAATACATCTTGTTGGACGCCACTCAGTTGAGCCGCATACCGCAATTCTTGCAAAGCCGTTGTCGTGACGCCAATTGAGTCTGCTGCATCAGCAAGATCGCCAAGCCTGTCTGCCGCAGATCGAACAGATGATGCAAGTTGCTGAAAGACAGCGGCGGCGGCTAGTCCCTTTGCGGCCTGCGCCAAGCGGTCAAATGACGCGCCAGCGCCTGACAAATCCTTGTCAGCTTTCTTTGCAAAATTCTCAACTCGCTTGGAGTTTGCAGCCATCGCCTTGGCAAATTCACGATCCTTGGCAGCGAGGATGATGTTAAGCTGTTCTGCGCTGATCGCCATCAACTTGCTCCACAAGGGCGCGGAATTGTTCCGCCGTCATTGCCTCTGATCCGGGCTTCTTCGGCGAGTGTGCATCATGCCACCCTTGGAACACAAGCCACGCATCCTTCGGGATCATATCACGGATTTCTTCAGGACGTAAGCCAATGACGATGCCGTTCTTGATCATGCCGCGCACGTTCAGGCGATCAGGCTTTGGTCCTCGGTCGTCTTTTTTTTTGAGGCTTCTTCAACCGTGTCAGGCATGAAAGCCACGCCAAGAACAGCTTGCGCTATCTGGTAAAGCCGCAAGAGATCAGCCGGGGTTGCCTTGGCAATAACGCGGTCAGCTTCAGCGTCTTTCATGCCGCCGCCGACAAGCCCCAAGGCCAACAGGTTGCGAACCTCAGTGCTGGTGGGCTTGTTGCCGCGACCGAACATGCCTTCCCAGAAATCAAAAATGCCACGATGCTTGTCCTCGAACCGCTCAATCTCGCGGTTACGAAGCAGGAAAACGTATGAGGTGTCGCCGATATATTCGACGACACCCCCACGCGGCGCTTCTGCCGTGATCGTCATTAAGCAGCCGTGAACGTAACAGCGCCTGTGCTGGCAAGCGTCAGCGAGTAGGTCACGCCGCCTTCAGTCTCGCCGCCAAATTCCAGCGACTCGATGTAAAACGCACCAGCATAGGTTCCGAAGGCCGGGACAACGACTTGGAAGTTGCACTTCGGATCAGCGCCCATTGCCACGGTGTTCATGCGAAGCTCAGTTGCGCTATCTTCAAAAAAGCCATCGCCAGAGATGGACACGTTTTTCACGCCATTCAGGCTTTCAGTCCAGAGGGCGCCCGCCGGGGTGGTGCAGTCTGGCGTGGTCACGTCAATCAAAGAGTTGTTGATCGTCATCGTCTTGCTGTTCAGCCCGCAAAGATTTGCGAAGACTTCAGTGCCGCCGCCGTCGCCGATCTTAACGAGCAGGGCGCGTCCAAGTTGTTTAGCCATGATGGCCTCCGTTTTAGGGCTTGCCCAAGGCCCGTTTCTAGGCTGTTTCGAGCAAAGCCCGAAGCGCGATCACAGCCGTATACCCACGGCCATCAGGGTCTCTTGTAACATTGTGGGTCTCGAAAATCAATTCGACCAGCGTGAACCCAGTTACAGTAACGCTTGCCTCCTGACGATGCAGAGCCGCGTTGACGGCCTCCACAATCTTTACGGCTTCCACGCGGCCAGATGCCGATCTGCTGTTGGCTTCCAGCGTGATGGCAACAGTCGCGCCGACCTTGGTGTCGGTATCGAAAGCTGTTGGGTTGATGTCGCCAAAACGCAGGTATGGGAACGTCACGCCCTGCGGCGGCTCGTCATAGACGCGAGTGGAAACCAACGTCGTGACACCAGCGTTGGCGACCAGTGCAGCCCGCAGACCCTTTTGCAAAGCAAGAGCAAAGCCATCAGCCATTGGTCGCCTCCTTCAGCCCGCGTCTGATTGCAGACTTAACGCTGCGCTGGAACTTTGGCACCTGCGTTTTTTGTGCAAGGCGGATGTAAGGCTGGGCTGCTGTCGTGCCGCGATTGCCCTTTTTACGTCCAAATTCCACGGCCTTGGCTTTGATCTGCGCGTCTCTTGTTGGCGGCGCAGCTTCAACTGATCCAGTTAGGCCCTCGTCATCGTATTTGGTATAAATCCAGCCCTTCAACTCTCCAGACGCAACAGGCACCAGCCTGCGGGCCATGCTGGCCGCTTGCTCAGTGTTGAGGCGAATTGCCTTCTGAAGGTTCTTGCGAACAGCCTCCGGCGCGTTGCGGAGTTGCGATTGCAGTTTCTTTGCGCCGTCGATCCTCACGTCGCCACCCCGCGTTCAAGCAAGAACTCGATGATGGTGTTTTTCGAGTCAACCTGCGTGACGTTTTTGATCGCCCAAGTCTGGCTGCGGATTACAACGCGGTCGGCGGCAGTGATCGCCTTGGTCACGGTGTCGGCACGGCAGCGCATGGTCGCCATCGCCACATCATTCAGCGCACCGCCTTCGATCATCTCTTTGCCGATCCGCTCACGCATATCAGCCCAGCGCACGCCGTATTCTGACCACCCGGTGTAGATGTTGCCATAAGCGTCAACAGCGCCTGCATCTAGGCGCTGGAACGTTGCTCTTTCACCGAATGCGCCAGCCTTAGCCATACCATGCGTTCCGTTCAATGCCGATCATTTCGTGGAAGCCATACGGCACTTCAATCATCGCCTTTTCAGCAGATGTTTCGCGGTTTTCATACCAGTGCGCGACCAGCATCATCAAAGCGTGGCGAACAGTCTGCGGCACGCTTGCCGAGGTTGCGCCGTAGCCGATCACATATTCAATCTTGATGGCATCATCACGGGTTTGCGTGACAGGCCAAGCATAGCCTGTCTTTGGCGAGATCGTGATGCGGTTGGGCGTGCCAAACACGTTGAAGTCTGCCAGCGTGGCCGTCTGCAAAGTGCCGTTGATGTCGTAGTATTTGATCGCAGAGACAGACTGCACCGGGCCGAGCGACAGCATCACCGTGCCGGGGTTAGGGCCAACCCACTGGCCCCAAGTCTGCGTGATCATGGCAAAGCCAAGCACGCCCTGCACATCCACGAATGCAACGGCTGCATTGATCAGGCGTTCAATGATGGTGTCCTCGTCATTCCCCTCGACGCGCATCTGCGCCTTGGCCTCGGCCACAGAAATAGGCAAGGCGCTAGGCGCTGTGACACGGACAAGGGAGAACTGCGGAGACAGCATCTTTATTCCTTCACGGCTTTCTCAGTGACGGTTTTCTTGGCGGCGCGTTCAACTTTTGGCTCTGCGTCGGCAAAACCTTCGGCGATCCCGGCAGCGATATAACGAACGGCCACTTCGTCTGTGCAGTCGATCACATCGCCCTTGTTGTGCGAGAAATCAACGCCAGCCATTGAAGTGAGTAGACGAACCTTAGCCATGTTGGCCTCCTGTTGTGGGGTGGGCGGGACCGAAGCCCCGCCCTGTTTTTAGCCTTAGCTGGCGGCAGTGATCAGGTGCTTGATCGCTGCGGTGTTGGTCAGCACGCCGTCGAAGCGGATGTAGCCGAGGATGCCGTAGTCGGGAGCGAAACGCTCACGGGCCACGAACAGCGACGGACCGCCCACTTTGCGGACGTAGAACTTCGACATGTCGCCGAACAGCATGACCTTCTTGGCAGCAGCCAGCGAGTCCATTGCTTGGTTCACGACCACGTTGTAGCCGAGAATGTTCTGCGGGACGCCAGCCTGATAGTTGCCCATCTGCCAGAGGTAGTTGCCCTGACCGTCCTTCAGCTTGCGGACAGCGGCGAGGGTGCTGTCGTTCATCATGATGGCGGTGTTGGGTGCCGAGCGGTAGGCCGGGTTGACCGAGTGGATCAGGTCGATGATCTCGTCGGCGGTCACGGCTGCGGTTGCGGCTGCGGTCTTACCAGCGGCAGAGTTGGTCACGATGCCTTCGACATCCGACGAACCCGAACCAGTGGTCAGCTTCGAGTTGGCGATGCGGCCCATGCGCTCACCAAGGAGGTCGCCCAAGAGCGATTCCATGTTGAGGATGGAGTCGTTTGCCAGTTCGTAGGACCAGCGGACCCACTCGGTGTCAAACGCATAAGCGCCCAAGGTCTTCTGGCCAAAGGTCACGTCCTTGCCGCCGTCGTCGGTCGGCTGGGTGCCTTCCGTGTGGGCTTCAGC